GTTGACAATCCCTCAGATATTATTTACAATGCACCAAACGGCGACGGTATCCCTCCCCCTGGCCGGCCCCCCTCTCTGGATTGCTCTCAATGTATGAGCCGGCAGAGCCAAGGGTGGCGATATTAACGAGGCATAGTTCAATGGTAGAACAACGGGTTTTGAGCCCGTGTGTTGCAGGTTCAAGTCCTGCTGCCTCCTCCATAAACGAAAGGGACAATATGATTGACCCCGCACATGTGCTAGCAATTGCCATATTAATGGCGTTTATTGCATTCTGTTTGGTGCTTCCCTAGCGAGGTGGCAATGGGCTACGAAGCAATACGAAAACATTGCATCCAGATAGGCAAAGAAAAAGCCGCTTTGATGTACCCCGACAAGCATCGGCAAACGCTAGCGGCTATCAGGCTCGCAAATGAGGAGTTTTATAAGATGGTAACCCCATAGCGAGGCACCCATGGACTACCACGAGGAACACTCAATCCTGAAGTCGGAAAGCCCGATCAGGTTGTTTATTCCTCGCAGCGATTGTCTAGGGGCTGTCCATGCCATGTCATTCAAAGAGGGGATACTAGTAGATTGCAGAATTATCAGACCAAGTTTTAACGAAATGATGGCGTGGATAACTAGGACAAAATAACCGTAGACCAGGAGATAACATGGCAACAGAAATCTGTCTTACTATCGAAGACGATGGGACTTTTTCCGTAGGCACCGAAGACGCTCAGGCAGAAGCCACCGAAGATCAAGGCACCGGCCAGGGGGCAGAAGGCGGTGAGGACGAAGGCAACGAGCAGCAGTTCAAGACTCTCGCCGAAGCCTTGGCGGCAGTAAAGCAACTTGCTCAATCGGCGACGATGGGGCCGGAGCAAGCGGCTGGCGAAGAGGACCAGGGTGGTGAAGACGAGACCGGGGCAATGATGGGGGCATTTAAACCCAAGGGTCAAGGCCTGTGATGTGGGCGTTGTCCAGGTTTATTTTGGCTGGCATCGTCTTAACCATCGGCGTTCAGCTTGGCATGGCCCATCAGCGAGATTTGACCACTGCCTGGAATAAAGCCCAGATTCAAGCAATGATTGAGCGGATTCAAGCGCGTGCAGCCCGTTACGGACGGACGATAGACCCAGAGTTTGCTGCAATCCTTGCAGAGCGGCCGCTTATCGCTGCAGTTTGTGAAGCCGAGTCGCAATACCATACATGCTTGCCGACCGGCCCAGCCGGAGAAAAAGGCGCGCCTTCCGGGTAATTCCGAAATACTGGGGCAAAGTCCCCGCCGATCCGAAAGATCAAGCCATCCAAACCGAAAAGATCCTTCAGGAGTTGATTAGCGAAAACCGTGATGTCTGGAAAGGCGTGGAGCGGTATAATGGGTCGGGGCCGGATGCTCGGGCCTACGCTAAGAAAGTCCAGAATATCTATCTGGCGATTGTCGCAACGGGGATGAAAGCGTGGAAAAAGCCGAAGGGGATAGTAAGGGCCACGGCGAGAAGTCGGGGCAGAAGGCGAATGGCGAAGCCGAAATCAACCCCGCTTTGCAAATCCCCTGCGTTATTACCAAGATATCAACACTGCAGTCAGGTGGATGGAATGTGACCATCCATGTCCCCGAAATTGGCGCTACTCAGATTAAGGCGCTCGTCGGTACTGAAAACCAACAGGCGTTTATCATGCTGCTCGTCAAGGACGAAGGGAAAGGGGCAATGTTGCCAACGGCGACAAAACCATGCAAGAAAGCGACAAAAAGAACGATAAGCCAGCCCTAAAGTTACAACATCGGCTATTTCTGGAAGCGTTTATCAAGGAACCGAACGCGACGAAAGCGGCTATAGCTGCGGGGTATAGCAAAAAAGCCGCAAGGCAACAGGGCGCGAGATTGTGCGCAAATGCGGCTATTAAATCAGAAATCGACAGAATCAGTAAGAAAGTTGAAGAGAACTGCGAGATTAGTGCCGAATGGATCTTGACTAGCCTGAAGAGTGTAGCTGAAAGATGTATGCAAGCCGTCCCGGTAATGGAGAAAGTGGACGGGGTGTGGGTAGAAACCGGTGAGTTCAAGTTTGATTCTGCCGGGGCGAACAAAGCTCTCGAAACTCTCGGCAAGAATAAGAACCTCTGGAAAGAAGTGGGCAGTAAAGACAACCCTATTACCGGGAACATGACAGTAACCATATCTCAAGAGGATGCCGACCTGTGAAGCTGACCGCCAAACAGTTGGAGGCGCAAAAGCTCCTGGCGGGGCTGGCTACCCATATCATGTTGTTCGGGGGGTCTCGATCTGGGAAAACTTTCATTCTCACCCGCGCTGTTGTCACCCGCGCCATCAAGGCTCCTGAATCCCGCCATGCGATTTTAAGATTCCGCTTCAACCATGTCAAAGCGTCCATCATTCTCGACACCTTCCCCAAGGTGATGAGTCTCTGCTATCCAGATGTAAAGTACACGATGGATAAAACCGACTGGTATGCGACTCTGCATAATACCGACAGCCAGATATGGTTTGGCGGTCTTGACGACAAGCACCGAACGGAGAAGATTCTTGGCCAGGAATACGCCACCGGGTATCTGAACGAGTGCAGTCAGATTCCCTTGGGTTCAAGGGATATGTTTATCACCCGGCTGGCGCAAAAGGTCAACTGTATAATAACAGGCAGAGACCCATATCCATTGCGCCCCCGGATGTATTACGACTGCAATCCACCTTCAAAATTACACTGGACGTACCGGCTATTTAAAGAATTACGCGATCCCGAAACAAAGCTTATGCTGCAGAACCCTGAAGACTACGCTTGTATGCAGATGAACCCCTTAGACAACGTAGAGAACCTGTCCGCCGAATACCTAAAGACATTGGAAGGTTTAAGCCCCCGGCTGAGGAAAAGATTCCTAGACGGGCAGTTTGCCGACGCGACAAGCAACGCACTATTCACCGCAGACACAATTGAGGTGTGGCGGTCGGTTAATAGTAGACTCCCCGACATGGTACGGATCGCAATAGGCGTAGACCCCAGCGGCTCAGACGACGAAGCGAACGCCGACAACGATGCGATTGGCATTGTAGTGGTTGGACTTGGGACTGATGGTGTTGCTTATCTATTGGAGGATTGCACCGTCAAGGCCGGCCCAGGAACGTGGGGCAAAATTGTCGGTTCGGCTTATGATCGGCACGCTGCGGATATCGTTGTGGGGGAAGTAAACTTTGGTGGGGCGATGGTTGGCTTTGTCGTCCAGACTGCTAGGCCGAGAACCAATTACAAAGCCGTAACTGCTTCGAGGGGGAAGGCTGTTAGAGCCGAGCCCTTCTCAGCCCTGTATGAGCAAGGCAAGATTCGTCACGTCGGATATTTCCCTGAATTGGAAGACGAGCTGTGCGCCTTCTCCACCACTGGATATTTGGGCGATCAGTCACCCAACCGGGCTGATGCTTTGTTTTGGGCGCTGGCGGAATTGTTCCCCGGCATCGTCAACAAACGTTATGCCGACAGCACACCGCCGAAAGAAGCTTTTGGCTTCCAGGCGTTCAATTCATCTATGGGCTACTGAGGAGCTACTCATGCAAGCACGCCAAGAAGCAATAGATTTACTCGGGGAGATCTTCCGTCATGCCACCGGGAGAATTCCGAAAGACCTGGACAAGCTTGTGGACAAGATTATTGAGGCAGCGGCCGAATCCAACATAAACCATGATAACGGTCAGCCACTATTGATAGAGGAGGAAGTATGTGCACCTGTAACATCGAAAAAGGCGAAGTCTGCGAAACCTGCGACCGAGTAGCAACCAAGACCATTGAGGAAATGTCGGAGTATGTTAATAATTTCCTTGACAAGCGCTTTTCTTCGGGTTTAAATGGCGATATTAGGGTTATTCTGACCGAGTGCGTCATTGACGCATTCCACGATGGCGCCCGCTGGCAGGAACAACAGGTCGAAGAAGAAAGCGTAATCATCATTCCATGAGGTGGTAAATGTCGAGTCCCAACGGTACAGTAACTAACCTCTCCGGCGATGGCTCGGTCCTTAAAGTCGTTTGGACGTTGACCACAGCAAACTATACCGGCTCTCCCTTCCCTTGCCCTGAGCACTATCATAAATCAGTAATGGCAACTGGGACGTTTGGTGGCGCCACTGTTCAGCTGACCGGCTCCAATGACGACACCAACTATTACCCACTGAATAATCGGGCCGGCACGGCAATTGCCCTGACCGCTGCCGGGATGGCCGACTGTGATGGGGTCTGTTCCAGTATCGAGCCAACCCTTTCGGTGGTGGGGTCGGGTGCCACTATTGTGGTCACGGCCCTTCTTTATGCCAAGGCCAGCCGTTTTGCGCAGAGGTCTTAATGGACGAGCATCGGCTAGCAAGGCTGGTGTGGCAAGCTGCTAAGTTTTTAGTCTCACTGCTGGAGAAGGAATACGACTTCGGCAAGCGCAAAACTGAATAAGCTCCGTCACTGACTGAGCGAAACAATCAAGCCGTGCGGAAGCCCTGCTTCATCTCAACCCGAGATGTGCAGGGCTTTTTTGTTTTGGGGAACGAATGCAACCAACCGACCAGATACCTGCCGATATTCAAGACCTCATAGACGAGATGCAGGCCGCCAAACTTGCGAAGATCGAGTCTATCGGTAAGGATGTAGCCAAGAAGCGTGACGCTGCCGTCAAAGGTCGGAAGCAGTCTGGCATCGAGGACATTTGGGAAGAGGACCAAGAGTATTTCGAGGGGATCGACGAC